GCCATATACCCTCCATTAAAAAATGGGGCCGAAGCCCCGTTTGGATGTTTAACCAAGAATCAGACAACCATGCGCCGGCTTCACCGATGAAACACCCCATGCCAGTCCAACTTCATAGCGAACCTGGCGATACTGACGATACAGTGCAATCTGGAACGTAATTCCTGAGATCGGGTCCGTAACATTCATTACATCATCAGCATTATCGCCACCTTCCGGCATTGCCGGGGTACGGGACGCCAGCAGAAATGCGTTGCGATCAAACGCCATATTTGCAGTAAAGGAGCCGACAACCGTGATTACAGTATCATCGGCCAGATCCTGACGCAGTCCAGGCGCTGCAAGAGTAATCAGATTGCTGGTCGCTGCTGCCACAACATACTGATTCGGATCGCCAGCGAACGTAACAATCTGACCTGCCGAAATACTCCCCGAACCAGTATCAATGGAAATAAGAACATCGCCTTCTTTTTTCTCGCCATTCACGAGATAACCAGTTGCAGCAACCTTCGGCGCTCGTTTTACACCTGCCGAACTGTGAATATTGAATCCCTCCAGACGCCCTAACACGCCCTCACGCAGTAGCTGTTCAGTGCCGGATTCATTCACTTTAAACAATACAGACTGTTTTCCGCGCAAATTCGCAATGGCAGTGGAGCAAAGCACCATCTGCAGATCGGTTGTCGGTGCGCCGTTATCCTCCAGAACCTGGCGAGCCAAAGCAGCATCAGAAAGATCATCTTTAACACCAAACGGCGTTGTCCCTGCAGTTCCCACGGCGCGGGAAGTACCGAAATACAGCGCACCAAGATCAGCCTCAACCTCGTTTGCAAGAGCGCGAAAAGCCTGCTTAAACTGATCAGCCAGAATGGTGTTGTAAGTCCCGGAAGGGCCAAGAGCCAGTTGTTCTTCACCATTCCATTTAACCGGTGCCATTTTGGATTTAGTTATTTTTACATCAACAGTACCAATATTTTGATCACCGGTATTCGGAGCTGACGGCCCCGGTACGATATCTTCGGTTTTCGCCTCAGGTGCAACTGGCGCGGTTACCGTCTGATCTTTTGCTGCGGCGTCAGCTTTTGCGTTTTTTGCTACAGCAGGGATAAAACCTACCTGCTCACGGGATACAACATCCAGGGCGGTATAAATAGTCGGGATCAACCCGGTCAGGGTATTTCCAGCCATAATTAAATATTCCTTAAAAATTTGCTTAATTTTTCAATGGATTGAGTAGTGAGCTATCCAGCCCTGACACCAGCTCCCATCCGGAAGCTGGCAAATGTATTAATCAACGATTGTGATACCGTCTTTCAGTGCATTTTGCTTACCTGCAACATCCAGTGCATCGAAAGCAGAGCGTTTCATCGTTTTCTGACCAATATCATGCTGTGTCGGACGAGAGCCGCCGCCATTGTTACCACTGGCTTTCAGGATATAGTCTTTCTGAGGGTAATTTTCGACGAGGAACTCCAGCGCCTCATCAAACTGCGCCAGTTCGCCTGGCTTCGAGCGGGAATAAATTTTGTTGCCGGAAGCGTCATAGGCAACTATCTTCCCTTCTTCCACTTTGAATGCCTGTCCGAAGCGGGCTTGTAATAAATCTGCCGGGATCGCAATTTTATCGGCAATATATTTTGACCCCGCAAAACTACCGCCAATCATGGAATCGTAAAGCTGCTTCTCCAGCATCTGAGAGCGTTGCTTTTCTTCGTCTAATTGCTGCTGAAAGTTTTTCGTAATATCTGCCTTTACCTGGTCAACCTGTCCCGCATCGATCAGCTTTTTCTGGTCGATTTTTGACAGCATTTCCAGTGCCTCGATTGCCTTCTTCGGGTCTTCGATAGCGGCAAACTTAGCCAGTTTTTCCTCTGCAGCTTCTTTAGCCAGGCGATGATTTTTTGCCTCGCCATTAAGCTCTGTAATTTTTTTTGTCGCCAGCGGTGCATCGAAGCCGATTTCTTTACCATCGTCGTGCACATAAACTGGAAGGCCAGCAGTATCAATTTCTGCGTATTGTTTTCCGTTAATCTCGACCGTTTTCAGTTTCATATTAGTACCTGGTTTAAGTCTTCCGACAGTTACGCTGCTCACCATCCGGATCGCAGCAAAAAAAAAGCCACCCGAAGGTAGCCTGTTGTAATAAATGATTTATTTAAATCCCTGCGTTTCTGAATGCCTGAGCATCACGCTCCCGGAGTTGCTTCAGTGTCAACCATTCGCCTTTATCGGTGTAAAATTCATCTGGCGACATACCGCCATCCCGAATCAGCTTTGCCCGGTTTTCCCCCACAATCTGTTTTTGTCTGGTGTAAGGCTGGCGCAAAAACCATTCCCTGTAGGTTGTATCTCCGGCTACCACGCCATCCATGCTGGCCCGCTCAGCCGGGGGAATATCACGAACATCAATACCCAGTTCCTTCGCTGATTTCAGAATGAACGTTTCCGTTGAGCGGCAGCAGAAATGAATTTTTCCCGGTCCCTGCAAATAAGGTACGCTGTGACCTACAGGTTTATTATCCAGCGTATATTTGAGGCGATCCCTGATTCGACATTGTGGCGTAGTACGATTATCAAGCGTTGATAACCATTGCTTACCCTTAATCAAATCATTATTCGCGCTGGCAAAACTCTCACGGGCAGTAGCAGCAAGATGTCCAACAGCTGTTTTTGCAATGCTGGCCGCATTAGCCCGACTCATCTGCAATGCACCATCCTGAAATCCCTTACTGACATGTCCCCGAATTTTTCTTGCGATCTGCTCATTGGTATCACCCAGCAAAAAACCCTGACGTACCGTATTTGTAATGCGTCTGAGCCGATCCGCCTCAAGATCTGAGGCCCACTCACTGAGCAGTCGCCCCTGGAATGGTCGCGCCATTGCAGCGGCATAAAGTGCATCTGGTGAGATACCAATCAGCGGATGAACATCAGCAACAAAATCAGGTAGCAGAGAATCAAACAGACTTAACTGATAACCTGCCTCATAAATTGCCAGCTCGTTCAGCTCTCCGGAGAGACTGGTAAACATGCTGTTAATAGCCGCACGGTTAACCTCTCTGACACTCGTCAGAAGTGATTCCAGGCGCGTAACGGTGAAACTACCTGGATCGAGGCTGTCCAGTGCAACCAGCAGCCGAGCTGTAAGCTCCGCATCGCTGTCGTTCAGAGTTTTCACCATTCTGGCAGCCACACCAGTGCTATAGCGAGATATCCAGACTGCATGAGCAATTGATTCATCACGCAGCCGTTCATTCACTGTTTGCATCATTGATATCCATCAGCGTTACGCCCTGGTTTTTTAATTCGTCGATCACTTCCTCTGGACGGGAATCCTGATCGATAAATTTCAACGCCTGCAACACCCGAACCGCATCAATCTGACGTATATCACCGCCCTGACGCAATGACTGAACAGCCAGCGCGGAGGATGAGTCAAACACCAGGGCAGATACATCCAGTTCAGTCCGCACATCCACATTGCCGCCGCAACTCTCGCCGATCCACTCCGCCATTATCTGGAGAATATTATCAAGGGCATCTTCGAGGGAGTTCGCCATTGTATAAAGCGGCGAGTTTTCCTGCATCCGCTCTTCATTGGTCTGATCAACAGATTTGGTGGATGTGTTTTCAGCACGCAGAAGTTTGGCGCCGGCATGACGCATCTGATTTTCCAGCTTCTCCAGTGATGTTTCGCCAGATTCTATCGCTGCGCCACTATGTTCAACATATTCGAGGCCATTTTTTGTTTTGTCCTCAAAAATCGTAGCGGTGGATGCACCAACCGTCAGTTCTTCATTCCTGTCCAGCCCGTAGGCCACCAGCAATGGAACGCGGGCAACATGAAGAATATTGTCCTGCTCACTCTGGCTTTGCCAGTGCTTGATATTCAACAAGCCAAGATTAAGCAATGGCGGTGTACCACGCATAAAGCCTGTTTTCTTTGTATACAGTGTTACCAGGGGAATATCATCACGGCTGGTATTCCATGACTCGTGAAGGGTCCAGACAGATTCGCCATTAGTACCTTCGCTGCGTCGATAAATTTCAACGCGACGGGGCATAATATGGCGGATCTGCTCCACCTTCTTCTGCCCGAAATCATCACCATCAACAATGATGATCTCTTTTATACGCAAATCAGTGAGAACGACTTTCCCTTTTTCAACTTTCGATTTCCATCCAATAACCTGGCGTGGATTCAACATCGTAACGTATGGACGACCACCAGCCGCATTTTCATCGGCTTTTGTCCGGATCTCGTTCACATCCGTTCGTGGATAATCCACCAGCGCATGTGCCACACCATACTGAAATGCGAGGCTGAAAAATTGCTGCGCCCACACATCCAGTCGGCTCCCCTCCATGTCGATATTTTCTGCATATTCCCTGATTTTTTCCGGCGTTTCCTCACTCAATACTGTCGGCTCTGCAAATATGCGCCCAATATTTTGCTTAATGCTTTCTTCATACACAGGAAGTAGCGTAGCCACGGACAGGCGTTTTTTATAAGCGTCTTCATCTTCGTTAGGCCATTTTGGGAGATAATTTTCTCCCTGCCTGCGCATTTCAAGCGTACCGCCCATCAGTGCGTCGTTAATATCCCACGCCTCCAGCATATCGTTATAGTCGAGGTTGGGTGTTGATATATCAGCCATAATTAAATCCGAAGTGATGTGACTCTTCCGGTCGGTTTGACAATAGGGAATTGTTTAACGATGAAATAACCTCCTGCATCATTCGGGTGATCGTTGCCAGATTTTTTATCAGGCTCCCCCTTATCATCCCAGACCTGTTGCTCCAGAGATTCGGCATATACCGGACAACGCTTCACATTAACTTTATAGCGACGCTCGCCATTGGCATTGCAGAACATTGCATTCATTGAGTTAACGCGATCTTTTACTGGCGGGTTCGAACTGTTCACCACAACGTTAAAACCGGCCTGTTTAAGCTGAGCAATATCCGTCGCACTTGCATTATTTGATTTTCGGGAATCCCCGGAGGCATCAGGATAAATATAAATTTCTCTCACCTTCCGGTAATCATTTCCGTCATACAGCCAGAAGCGTTCTTTAATGATACGGATCATATCCGGCGTATCGTAGGCATTGATGATTTCAGTTACCGCACATGGAAGACCCAAACGCAGCACATGGACGATCCCCGCCATCTTTCCAACGTTAAAATCCATCCCGATATAAATCGGCTCCCCAGGCTGCTCCACTTCTTCGCAATTATTCAGTTGCCGGTCAAACTGATGGTAAACAGTACCACTTGTCAGATTCGTAAACCGTCCACGAAGATAGGCTTTAATCAGCTCTGGAGGGTATGATTCAAGAAGCGAAGGAATGTAATCTGCTGGCAGGTTCTTTTCATTATCGAAAGTAGATGCCTGCACCAGACCATACAGTGAGGACAACTCTGTTTTTTCACGCACGGCTTTAACAAACTGCTCGTAGACAAATTTGAATCCTTCTGGCGTGGTTGTAACGTCAATACCGTTGCGAAGTCCATCAACCTTATAACGCATACGCGCAATTATCTTGCGCCACGCAGTTCTGGCTTTTTCCTTCGGCAAAATGTCCAGTTCATCCACCAGCGCATTACCAATTTTGAAACCGACGATCGTTTGCGGCTTCTCCATCGATCTGCAGATGGTGGTTCCCCGATACTGGCGTCCGTAATAAAAATGAACCTCTTTATTTCCCTCATTAATTTTTACGTTCAATCCCCAGTCAGCAGCAACTTCTTCCACTGTAGGGTAAAAAATATCGCGAATTTGGGGATACGTTGGCGCAAAATATCCCTGATTTATACCAGGATGCTCCCAAATCCCCTTGCATATGCCGCCACACCCCACCCATGTTTTGCCCGAGCCAAAACCAGCAATATAGGCTTTAAATTTATGAGGCATGGAAAGAAATCGCGCCTGAGGCACATTAAGCGTCGGAGAGATCATCTTCATCACTCCTTACCCTGGCATCAACTACATTAATATTGATCGCCACAGGCAGGGGATGTTCATTACCCTCCACCGTTTCGATCTCTTTGCGCAGCTTCTGGTTTTCCATTCTGCGCCGCTCAATTTCCAGTTCCTGTAGCCGCTTATCTGCACATAATGCCCCGCCAGCAGAAAGCAAACGCAACAATTCACGCCGGGCGGCAGCTTTATTCTCTTGCAGGATCTCAACACCGAATTTTCCGAGCTTTGCCCCTGCATATAATTGCCGTACATCCCCATCAAGCAGAGTGGTATCGGCCATATAAAGCTGCCCTGTTCCCTCACCGCAGCACTTCGGGCAGTCCGAATTGGGTATGGCGTTATCAACAAACCCGAGGCCACCATATTCAGGTTCAGGTTTGCCATCTCTGGAGGCCTGTGCCGCTGCCTTGTCGAATTCTGCTATATCGCGCCACTGGTAGAGGTGATTCTCGCCCCAGCAATAACGGCAGTTAACACGGCGAAATTGTGCCAACTGATTGGGGTCGGCCTGAACAATGGCCATCAACTGACTCACCAGTAAATCCAGGTCTGCGGTATAGCGTTTCTGGTACTGATTGCGGAAGTAGCTGATGGCACGAAAAACCCTGGCATTTCTAAGCATACGACTGGCGTTGCTGTTAGCTGTCGCACCTTGCCCTTCATAACCGGCCAGTCGGTATGCCTCTGTCGGCTTTTTACCCTGAGCAACCAGCATGGCGAATTTTGCCTGCTGGTCAGAAATGCCGAATTCATCGGGACAGAATGAAATCTCCTCCGCGCCACTCTTAATCAGGAAGGCATCGGATACCGTCTTTTTTTTCTGAGATTTTCTGTTCCGCTTTTGCGCAGTCTGCGCAGATTTTTTCTGCGCACTTTTTTGCGCAGTTTTGCGCACTTCTGTCTGCGCATTTTTCGGAGGTTTTTTGATGTAACGACGGGCTGTTGCGTAATTCAGTCCCCTTGCTTCACACCATGCAACCGGAGATATACCGGAACGGGTGTATTCAGCAATATATTCCTGCTGCAACGCCCCCCAGTCCGGTCTGTTCATCAGTTAGTCCTGATTTTTATCCACCCTGAGTAACTCACGCAGAGCAAAGGCATCCCCTTTTCTGGCAAGCTTAAACAATGCGGCTCGTAGCTCGGCTTCACCTTTCGCTCTGCCCTTACGGATGGATGCGTAAAAATTTGTCATTGCTTCCCGATTTTCTTTCAGTCGGTTCAGATCAACATCCAGAACATCAGCGATTTGTTGTGCGGTCATCCGGCACGCAGCCAGAGACTCGACTTTCGAATACGGAATCATTTGTCACCCCCATTGGTATGCAGGGTGTCTTCTTCCTGTATTTTTCGTTAAGGATTTTTACTGCAGCGTTGTTCCAGGTGACCTGATGGTGAATGCGTTTATGGCTGGCCCCCATCAGTGAGATTTTTACGCACGAGGGCGCATACATGACGGAGTAAAAACTTTTAACGTAGGTTCCGGAATCCAGATACAGCTCGGTCATTCCGCCGCTGTTTTTCTGCGTCTGTTTCTGTCCCAACTGGACAGCACCAATCGTCATAAACAATTCACCACGGCGACCGAGATTCGTGTAAGTATTCACATCCTCGTTAATGCGCCCCATGAATGAGAACGGTCGCTCAACCGAACAGATAAAGCTGTTCATTGCCTTGCGTTTCACCCATGAAGCATGGCCGCCATTGTCACCAAGAAAATCCCCGCCCTGCGACATAGCGATGGAAAGCGCAGGAATTGATTCGTAATACGCCAGCATTTCAGAAAGGATTGCGTCCAGTTTCCTTATCGGGAAATAGGCCTGGTCATAGTTGTGATCCACCCGAAACTGGAACTCATGATAATCATCATCGAACTGAATGAAGTATTTACACCCGACCTGTTTTGCCAGGTCGAAGCAGGCATTACGTGCGTAAAAAATTGAGCGACGGTCACCGAAATTATCGGCTTCGTCAAAACGACTGGCGATATCGGCTTTAGAAAACACCAACACCTGTTTACCAAATTCAGCTATGTACTGATGCCGGGTTTTATCTTCATCATCAACGACGATAAAAATTTTACCGGTATAGCCAGCTCGACGTAATGTCCGGTAAGTCAGAACTTTGTCCGGTCGCCCGTGAGTCAGAATAAAGGCGCAAAAATCATCACGCATATTCCTCCTCCCCGCCGTGCATGATCTCCACCATGCGTTGCGTCATCCGGACAAATCCATTTTCAATGGCCTGCTGATAATCAATGATCACCAGCGCCGACTCCTCAAAAAGGTGCTGAATTTCAGCGGGGGCGTGAGCGTAATAGTCCGCAATTCTGCTGAAATCAAACACCGTGTGACGCTCTGCTGCACACAGGAGGAATTTTTCGATATCAGGATCAAGGGACGCCGCACGTATCCGGCTGACCAGCTCCTGAGTTTTCGTATTGTCGTACAGTTCGCCGATATCCGGTTTATCGCCTGACGGCTCATAAACAGGCGTATCAATTTTCGTCGTGTACGGCTCCTCCTCAGTTCCGGTGCCCGGCAAAACTTCCATCAACAGTTCGTCAATTTCTGTTGGGCTGAATCCTGTCAGGGAGATATCAAAATCAGCATTGATTAACTCTGAAACTTCCATCCGTAACAGCTCTTCATCCCAGCCAGCGTTAAGCGGCAGACGATTATCTGCCAGGCGATACGCCTTTTTCTGATCCTCCTTCAGGCCAGACAAAACAATGACCGGAACGGAATCCATTTTGAGCACTTCAGCCGCCATAACGCGACCGTGACCAGCAATAATTTCGCCCTTTTCGTCAATCAGCACTGGATTAGTCCAGCCAAATTGCTTAATGCTTTCTACCAGTTGAGCCACCTGCTCAGGGCTGTGGGTCCTGGCGTTGTGCGCATATGGAGACAGTTTTTGTAACGGGCGATAGACGATCTTCAATTTCTCGCTCATACAGCCTCGCTTTATATATAAAAAAGCTCACCAGCAGCCAGTGCGCTGGGTGCGCGGCGGGTGCTGCTGGTGAGCCTGGCATTATCGCAGCCCCTCGCTGAAGGGCTGCTGTAATACCTAACCATCCTGATGTTGTTGTGATTTCGCATTAACTAAGTCAATGAAGTCCTGACACATTTCAAGACGATGACCATGATCATCGACAAAGTTATAACGCCGAAATATATCAATAATTTCATTGGGACTTTTCCCCACAATATGAGGATATTGTTTTGATTCGTAATTATGTTTCATCATCAAATCTCCAGTCTGTTGGGTATGATTCAGCAACTCTCACACTGGAAATAGCCTTTCACAATGGAGGTATCTATCAATACTCTGGCGTTCCATCCAGGATCTATCAGGGGCTTATGAATGCCAGTTCAAAAGGTCAGTATTTTCACCAGTTCATAAAGAATGTGTATCCATACCGTAAGGTAGGCTAACTTTCAGTGGGGGAGAACTTCCCCCACATTCATATATCAACCAGATTAGATAACAGAATTTTATGCTTTCCGGACGCTGGAGCACTCTTCATTTTTCAGCAAAATATTCTGCTCTGGCAGGCGATTAGTTCTGCACACGCTGCCGAACATTGTCGACAATTTCGCAGACCTGAGAGGCAGCACCGAAAAGCTGGCGAGCTTTATCCAGGCTGACACAACCCACAAATAAAAAAGGCACCAGTATCGCTACCAGTGCCCATTTCGCGGCATTCTGTATGTCCTGTGCTTTCGCGTCATGTCACCACCAACGCACAGCCCAAATCATAATAGCGACCGCCACAAGGCGAATCGCAAAGGCTGCAGCCCTTGTTAGATCAAGGCTCGCGGGAGTTTCCACTTCTATACCTTTCATAATGGACAACCTCAAAAAGAATCTTTTATACTTTCCCACGAGGATTTTCTCCGTGCTTACTTATCACAATTTCCTCTCTGACGTCCCCCCCGGACTGTTCCAGCAGCCGGGGTTTTACTGTTTATTCACTGGTATAAGTACGACATCGGGTTATTTCATCCCGGGCTATACTGTCGCCGCGACAGATGCAATGCGCCGTATCGCCGTTCAGCGTGGTGATATAAGCC